CTTCTGCTAAAGGCGCAACAAACGCAGTTACCCTGATCGTTAACACCGAATCAGAAGTCCAAGTGTCTATCAACAAGCACTATGAGTACAGCCGCTTGATCGAAGACATCGTAGAAGCACAGGCATTAAACAGCCTCCGTAACTTCTACACAGGTGACGCAGGTTACGCTTTGGCTAAACAAGTTGATACAGATTTGGTTCAATTGGGTCGTGCCTTCAATGGTGCAACAGTTGGTACTGACGACTATGCAACTTCTGCCGCTTCTACCAAGGCATACATTGGTGGTGACGGAACTACTGCTTATAACAGTTCATCTTCAAACGCTTCTGCTTTGACTGATGCCGCTATTCGCCGCACTATCCAACGCCTTGATGACAATGACACTCCTATGGATGGTCGTTTCTTCTTGATCCCACCCTCAAGCCGCAATACATTGATGGGCTTGGCTCGTTATACCGAACAAGCATTTGTTGGTAATGGCGATGCAATCCGCAATGGCGAAATCGGTAACTTGTACGGCATCCCCGTGTTTGTTTCCTCTAACGCTGACACAGGCTATGGCAGTTCACAAACTGACCGCATTGCTTTGATGGGTCACAAAGAGTCTATGGTTCTTGTGGAACAACAAGCAGTTCGTGCACAGACTCAGTACAAACAAGAGTACCTCGGTACATTGTTTACTTCTGACACTCTGTATGGCGTTCAGGCATTGCGTACAGCGGCTACTGTTGGTGCGGCTAAGTCCTCATCTGCATTTGCCTTGGCAGTTCCAGCCTAATTGCAGTTGCGCCCCCTGCCCTAGTGGTGGGGGGACTTTTTTAACTAATTAGGAGAAAATTATGGCCGCCGCTACCTCAGTTACCTCGCGCAGAGGAAACGATCAATTCCGTGGAATGTTTAGTGATACATGGGTTGTTACTGCAACCCTAGATGCTGGCTCTTTAGTTGATGCCGCAGGTGAAACCGATACTGTTGCTGTCCCAGGCGTTGCTTTGGGCGATATGGTGTTAGGTGTATCTTTCGCTGTCAGCGAAGTAGGTTTGACTGTTACTGGATATGTAAGTGCCGCCGATGTGGTTTCTTTACGTGTTCAGAACGAATCAGGCTCAACTGTTGACTTAGCATCTACTAAGATTCGCATTGTTGTCGGTCGTTTGATCGTATAAGAGAAGGGGGCTAGTCCCCCTTTTCTATTTAGGAATTTAAATGGCTTTGTTCAAATGTAAACGTAGCGGAACTGTGGTTGAATTCACAGCGCAACATGACGTTGATGCAATGATGGAACACCATGAATATGATTTTGTGGACACATCAATTGTTGTTGAAGATGTCAAAGAAAATGGAACAAGGCAGACAATCACGTTAAAAAAACCTATGGGCAGACCCCGTAAGGAACAATTATGAGTGACATTGATGCTAGAGATTTTGGCAAACTAGAGGCTCAGGTTGAGTCTTTGCAGATTGAAGTTCATCAGTTGGGCAAAGATGTTCGTGCTTTGCTTGAACTTGCAAACAAATCCAAAGGTGGATTTTGGATGGGCATGACGATAGCATCAATTATTGGTGGTTTTATTACCTTTTTGGGTGGAAAGTTCTTAAGATGAAACAAGGAATGTTGTCAGGGTCGGTTTGTCCTGTGGCAACTCAGGATGTTTCCACTAATCTAAAGAATAGAAACCATGCTTTCAAAGAGTATGGATATGGCCCTCCTAACCCAAATGACCCTAATCATGCGTTTTGGCTGAAGAAAGCCAAGATGTACAAAGCCCCTACCAAAGATATTATGGATATGCGTTGTGGCAACTGTGCCGCATTTATCCAGACTCCAAAGATGATGGAGTGCATCAAGGGTGGCTTAGAAGCAATGAATACTTCTGAAAAAGAGTTGTCCTACGATCAGCAGTTTATTGATGCGGCAAATCTAGGATTTTGTGAACTTTTCCACTTTACTTGTGCCGCCAAGCGCACCTGTGACGCATGGAAATCAGGTGGCCCAATTACTAAGGAATAAGTATGGCAATGGATAATAAATTTGTAGGTATGAATAATACAGCGGGTGAGTTTGTAGGAACTCTGTTTCTTGCTAGAGAAATCACCCATCGCATCCATCTAAAAACCCTATCTTTTGCTGAACATAAGACTCTCAATGAGTTCTATGAAGGCATCATTCCTTTGGCAGACGACTTTGCCCAACAGTTTATGGGTCGCTATGCCATCCGTTTGGACATTCCTTATGTAAACAACAAGTACAAAGGTACTGTGTCTGAGGTTCTACGTCAGCAAATGGAATGGATTGAGGCGAATCGCCAACAGATTGTTCCTCGTACTGAGACTGCTTTGCAAAACAAGATTGATGAAATCGTTGCTTTGTACCAAAACACCCTGTATCAACTCACCCTTCAATAAGGAAAAGTAATGAGTACCTTTCAATTAGACCCAAACCAAGTTGCCTATGGCGTGGCAAGCAATGGCACGTCTCAAGTAGCAACAGTCACTACAAGTAGTGTTCAGATGACCGCTTTTGGTGCAAACACCACAATGATTCGTATTGCTTGCGCTCAAGGACATTGCCACTATGCAATTGGTACTAGCCCAACAGCAAGCATTACAACTTCAGCAATGATCCCACAAAATTGTGTAGAAATCGTCAAAGTCACGCCTGGTCAAAAGATTGCATTTATCAAAGATGCAACTATTACCACTTCAACTGTTTCTGTAACAGAACTTATCTAAGGAGTATCCATGAAGATGAAGTCCCCTGCCGCCAAGAAAGTGTCTAAAGTGATGAAAGAGTATGGTGCTGGCAAACTGCACTCAGGCTCTAAGAAAGGCCCTGTGGTCAAGTCACAAAAGCAAGCCGTTGCCATTGCTATGTCTGAGGCTGGCATGAGCAAGCCAAAGAAGAAGAAAAGTGGCTACTAAGCAAGGACTCTATGCCAATATCCATGCTAAACAAGCAAGGATTAAGGCTGGCTCTGGCGAAAAGATGCGTAAGGTTGGTAGCAAAGGTGCGCCAACTAAGCAAGACTTTATTGATTCTGCTAAAACAGCGAAGAAGACAAAAAAGGTGAAGTGATGAAAACTCCCGCTTGGCAACGCTCCGAAGGTAAAAACCCTAAAGGAGGGTTGAACGAAAAGGGCAGAGCATCATATAATGCGACAACTGGTGGAGACTTGAAACCTCCAGTTAAATCAGGGGATAATCCCCGTAGGGCAAGTTTCTTGGCTCGAATGGGTAATGCAAATGGCCCTGAGTACAAGAATGGTGAACCGACAAGACTGCTTCTTTCTCTTAAGGCATGGGGGGCTTCCTCCAAGGCTGACGCAAAGGCAAAAGCAAAAGCGATTTCTGCGAGAAATAAAGGGAAGAAGTAATGGCATTACCTACCTATCTAGATTTGGTTAACGATGTTTTGGTTCGTATGCGTGAACCAGAAGTTTCTACTGTTGCCGAAAATACAGTCTCAAACCTTGTTGGCAAGTACATCAATGATGCCAAACGTCAAGTCTCTGATGCCTACGATTGGGATGCTTTCAATACCCCAATTACTGTAAACACTATTGCCAATACAACTGGCCCATATAGCATTACTGGTGCTGGTGTTCGTTATAAGACTATGGATGTGATTAACACCACCAGTTTTTATGAGTTGACACCTTTGTCTCATGCTAATTACGATTCGTTCTACTACACAACACCTACCCCTACAAAGGGTTTGCCAATGTACTATTCCATTAAGGGTGTAGATACAAATGGCGATATTAAAGTCAATTTCTGGCCTGTTCCTGATGCTGTGTATAACATCCGTTTCAGCCTAATTGTTCCTGAAGCAGACTTTACAACTGATACATCTACCACTTTATTGGCAAAAGAACCTATTGTTTTGGGCGCATTTGCTAGAGCATTGGTGGAGCGTGGTGAAGATGGTGGATTAACCTCTTCAGAGGCTTATGCGCTATACAAGTCATGTATGTCTGATCTGATTGCTTTGGAATTGGCTAGATCGCCTGAAAACGACACATTTGAGGCTGTCTGATGGCAGAAGCAGTACAAGCCTACTCGATTACAGCCCCAGGCTTCTATGGGCTAAACACCCAAGATTCATCCTTGGACTTGGCTAGTGGATTTGCGCTTATTGCCAATAATTGTGTAATTGACCAGTATGGTCGTATTGGTGCTAGAAAAGGTTGGACAAAAGTCAATTCTGCTTTGAATACTGATTTGTCTACCAATGACATTGCCTCTATTGGTGAAGTAGTGACTGCTGATGCTACCTCTTACACCATCATGGCTGGCAACAATAAACTGTATAAGTTAAGTGGCTCAACCATTGTTACCCTGACCTATGGGGGCGGGGGTACTGCCCCGACTATTACTGCAAGCAATTGGCAAATGGTTTCTTTGGCTGGCGCACTTTACTTGTTCCAGTCAGGACATGATCCTTTGGTGTTTGATCCTAGCCTGTCTACAACCACGTTTAGACGCATTAGTGAGTTAACTGGCTATGCAGGTACTGCTCAGTTGGCTAACACGGCTTTAAGTGCCTATGGAAGGCTTTGGACAGCCGATGTCTCATCAGACAAGTTAACTGTTCAATGGTGTGATACAAAGTTGGCAAACAAATGGAGTACAGGAACTGCTGGAACTTTAGATACTACTACTGTTTGGCCTAAAGGTGGAGATGTAATTGTCGCTTTGGGCGCACACAATGGATTTTTGTTTATTTTTGGCAAGAACAACATTCTTGTTTACCAAGGCGCAACAACTCCATCAACAATGACTTTACAGGATGTAGTCACAGGAATTGGCTGTGTGGCTAGAGATTCCTTGGCTTACACGGGAACTGATCTGATTTTCTTGTCTGCCACGGGTGTACGTAGTGCTTTAAGGACTATCCAAGAGAAGTCTATGCCATTGCGTGACTTGTCTAAGAATGTGCGTAATGATTTGATTACAGCCATTGCAAGCGAGTCTTTACCTACTATTAAGTCTGTATATAACAGTAAAGAAGCCTTTTACTTGTTGACTTTGCCAGTATTGAAGTCGGTTTACTGCTTTGATATGAAAGGCACTTTGCAAGATGGTTCTGCAAGGGTTACAACTTGGGATTCTATTGAACCTAAATTCTTGTTAACAAAGCAAGATGGTACTTTGTATATTGGCAAAAGCGGCTATCTTGCTACCTATTCTGGTTATAACGATGATACATCTTCATATCGTTTCCAGTATTTTACGAACCATACTGACCTTGGCACACCATCCGCTACGACTATTCTGAAAAAACTAAGAACTGTGGTGATTGGTGGTAGCAATCAGTATGTAACTTTTAAGTGGGGTTACGACTTTACTGGTAATTATTACTCACAGTCGGCTAAAATTCCTACTCAAACTGCTTCATATTATGGTATAGCCGAATATGGAGAAAATGCTACTGTGGTGGCAAATTACACTGGTGGTGTGGTTTTGCAGACATTGAGTGTTTACCCAACTGGTTCGGGCAAGGTTGTTCAAACTGGTTATGAGGCAGACATCAATACTTACCCGTTGAGTATTCAAAAGATTGAGATATTTGCCAAAGAAGGCAAGATTTATTAAGGAACTGTCATGACAGATTACACAAAAGCAACCAATTTTGCCAGTAAGGATAGTCTTTCTTCTGGTAACGCCTTAAAGATTGTTAAGGGTACTGAGATTGATACTGAATTTAACAGTATCTCTACTTCCATTGCTACCAAGGCTGACTTAGCAAGCCCTACCTTTACAGGTACTCCTACATTGCCAACTGGTACTGTAGCAACCACTCAGAGTTCATCAGACAGTTCTACTAAGTTAGCGACTACTGCCTTTGTACAGGCTGTTTTGCAGACTTTGTATCCTGTTGGCTCTATCTACTCAAATGCCACATCTAGCACTAACCCTGCTACTTTGCTAGGTTTTGGTACTTGGACAGCATTTGGTGCAGGTAAGGTCATGGTTGGCTTGGATAGTGGTGATGCAACATTCAGCACAGTTGGCAATACTGGTGGTTCTAAAAATGCAACGCTTGTTAGCCATACGCATACAGCAACTGTAACAGACCCTGGACACTTCCACTCTGTTTTAACTAATGGTGTTCTTGTAAGTGAGGGTGGTTATGGTTATGGCGTACAAAATGCGGGTTCAACTGGAACTAAAACAACTGGTATTACTGTATCAAATAGTACAGAAGGTTCAACCGCAACAAATGCTAACTTAATGCCTTATGTCGTTGTCTATATGTGGAAACGCACAGCATGATTACGCACCACTTTAGTGATGGACTGTATGCCAAGGAAATGGCATTTAATGCGGGTGAGGCTATCCTAAAGCACACCCACAATTACAGTCATTTGTCTATCTTGGCAAAAGGTAAAGTTGCTGTGTTGCGTGGTGATGAGATTGATATTGTTGATGCGCCAGCGTGTATCGAGATTAAGGAAGGCTTGACTCATGGAGTTAAGGCTATTACAGATTGTGTTTGGTTTTGTATCCATGCTACTGACGAGAAAGACGCGTCTAAAGTGGATGATGTTTTGATTAAGGGAGAATAATATGCCTATTGCCGCCGCCGCGATTGTTGGAGGAGCAGGTTTACTGGGTGGATATATGCAGGGAGAATCCGCCAAAAATGCGGCTAGTACCTCTGCACAAGCCCAATTAGAAGCGGCACGAATAGCGGCTGATGCGGCTCGTTTTCGTCCTGTTGGGATTACAAGTCGCTATGGATCAAGCAATTTCCAGACAGATGCTAATGGCAATCTGATTGGTGCGGGATATACAGTATCTCCTGAGTTACAAAACTACCAAAATACCCTTTCTGCAATGCAAGGAAGGCAACTGAATGAGGCGGCAAACGCTTATCAACAGTATCAACCTTTGCAAGGTGCGGCTAGTGGATTGTTTAACCTTGGTCAACAGTATTTGGCTCAGTCTCCTGAACAGGCGGCTCAACAATACATGGCAAACCAACAAGCGTTGCTTGCCCCTAGTCGTGAACAACAATCTGCTAACTTGATGAATCAGTTGCAAAACTCTGGTCGTACAGGTTTGTCGGTGGCTCAAGGTGGTGGTTTGATGTCTGCTAACCCTGAAGCGGCGGCTCTTGCTAATGCTAGGGCTATGCAAGACCTTCAGTTGGCGGCAAATGCTCAACAGGCGGGTCAACAACAAACTGCGTTTGGTGCAGGATTGTTTAATCAAGGCGCAGGTTTGCTTGGTCAGTATCAACAAGGTCAAGTTGGCGCATTGTCTCCATTCCAAACATCATTGGGAACAAGCAGTAGCATTGAACAACTTGGACAAAATACATTAGACCTTGGAGCACAGTTAGGTGGTCGTGCGGCACAGGCTGGTGCTAGTGTTGGTAATGCCTTATATCAAGGTGGAACAAATGCGGCTAGAACTATGCAAGCATCTAACGCATACAACCCACTTGGTACTGCGTTAATTAACGCATCTACCAATCAACAATTCCAAGGGCTTGCTAAAAATCTTGGGGATTGGTGGAATCAACCCGCTCCAACATCTCAATTATCAAATCAAATTGGGCAATTAGGTAGTGGAACAGGTCGTACTAGCGACTGGTACACAGGTGCAAATGGTTGGGGAAGTTACGGAGAATAATCATGGCAACAGATTCAATAGTAGGTGGTTTGTTTGGTATGACTCCTGAGATGTACCAGCAAACACAAAATCAACAAGCATTATCACAAGCATCTGAGTTAGCACAACTTGATCCTTTTGCTCTTGCTAAAACAGGTATTGGCTATGGCGCTAATCGTTTAGCAGGTGCTATTGGTGGCGCATTGGGAGCACAAGACCCACAATTACGCTTAATAAGCGCAAGAAATGCAGTAATGCAAGGCATAGATTTAAATGATCCAGAAGCAATACAGGGAGCATCAAGCAGACTTGCCCAAATTGGTGATATGCAGGGTGCTTATGGTTTGGCTGAATTAGCCCAAAAAAGAGCAGAATCTCAAGCAACTATTGGCTTGCGTGAAGCACAGGCTAAAAGGGCTGGAATATCTCCATCAGGTGTTTCTGAACGTAATCGTGAACTTATTTCTACTGCAAATACAAAACTTGCTAACAACGAAAAATTGACTGTTGCAGAAGAAAGTTCATTACGAGCACAAGTTGCTCAAGAAATGAAGCCAAAAACATTTGAATCTAAAACTGGTGAAATTATCACTATTCAACCATTAGATATTTCTTTTGCCGCACCTAAAGTTGCTGAGTTTCTTAAAATTGGACAACCAGCAGGAGGTACTACTACTGGTGCTGGAGCGTTAAATGTTTTAGAAACACCAGCCACAAAAGAAGCATTAGTAAAAGAAGCGGAAGCAAAAGATGCCGCACTTTCTGCTGTAAAAGATATAAGAACAACTATTGGTGAAACTAGGAAACTAATAAGTCCATATACAACTGGATATGGCGCTTTATTATCAGGATTCCCAGCGTCTGAAGCAATGACACTTGATGATAATACGGCAACCATTAAAAAGAATATTGCTCTTGGTAAATTAAGAGAAATGAAACAAGAATCTAAGACTGGCGCATCTGGTCTTGGTGCTCTTAACATGAAAGAATTTGATGCAATTGAGTCTGTTCTTGGTAAATTAAATCCTAAATCTGCAAATTATAAAAATGACTTAGAAAAAATTGACGCATTCTTTGCAAGAGCAGAAAGTTTAATGACACAACAAAGTGCAAGAGCAAGTCAAACTGTTGCCAATCGTGTGGGTGGCGCTCCTTCACAACAACAAACTCCTGCCACACAAGCAAATCAACCCGCTCCTGTTGCAAATAAAGAAGCACAAATAAAGGCATTGGTTGATCGTGCTATGGCTGACCCACGAACAAAAGGGACTAGACAGCAAGTTGAAGCAGTAATTCGTAGCAGATTCCCATAAGGAAAAAAAATGGCAACAGATCGTCCAAAAACAACGGAAGAAGCACAAAAACTAATTATTCAACAAAAGGATGCTATTCGTCCTTTGTTACGACAAGCATTGTCTTCTGGAGACAGGGTTGCGGCTGAAAAGTACATGAATGAAATGCAACGCCTTGATCAAGAGATGAGGGCTACTGCTGAAGTTACTGTTGGTGGGATGAGAATTCCAGTTGGTCAAATTGGCTCTGGATTGCAATCTGGCATATCTGGTTTGCTTACTGGATTGCCTGATATTGCTGTTGGTGCGGCAAACTTGTTAGCCCCTAAAGAAAGTCAAATTCCATCATTAGGCGGTTTAGCAACAAAGTATTTGGGTATTCAAAATGAACCAGCATCACAAGAAACTGCATATCCATTTCGTATAGCACAGGGCGTTGGTAGCGCAGGAATACCTGGCACAGGTAAAAAAGGATTGTTATTAGGTGCGGCTTTGCCAGTAGGTGATGTTGCTGTATCTCAGGCAGTAAATTTACCAGAAGGTGTTATTTCTGGTGCTTATGCAGTTGGAAGCCTGACTCGTGCAGGATGGAAAGGCATCAAAGACTTTCAAGAAAATAAGAAATTTAAACAGTTTTTAGCAGATAACATACCAAATACTAATGACCAAAATGTATTTAAAGAGTTTATGTTGCGTGGACAAGGTTCTGATAGTCCAATAGTTGCCGCATCTATACAAAAATTACGCTCAAATCCAGAATATGCTGAGTTGTTTGCTAGGTTTGACAAAGCCGCATCTGACTTTGCTACAAAAGGAATGACACCAACCACCCAAATAACTGGTGCTGGAGCAAAACAACAAGTAGCAGAATCTATTGCTACTCGTGTTGAAAGACAAATAGAGGGATTAAGACAGCAACGCTCTGAGTCCGCAGATCGTATATTTACTCAGGCAAAAGGTTATGGTGGGGATAGAGCAATAGTAGATTCAAATGAAACTATTGCACAAATAGACAAGTTAATAGGTGACTATTCAAAGAAAAAGACAGGAAATGCAGATACTGCTGTTTCTTTCCTATCAAAATTACGTTCTAGATTAGTTGATGATAATAATCTTCCAAAGAAACTGACTGTTGATGAAACTCAAGCCGTTTTAAGTGAGTTTGGTAAAAATGCAACGCTTGGAAATTCTTTAGTTAAAGATTTGGCCTTGACTGATGAAACTCGTATTTCTGCCGCTATTTTTGGTGGACTAAAAGATGATCTGAGAAACGCAAGGCTTGCTTCAAAATCTGTCGAGGATAAAGCCGCTACTGGATTACTTCTTCAGGCTAGAGATCAGGTTCGCAAAGCATCTGATGAATACAACGAAGCAATTGGTCAAGGTTTACCAGCATTTCTAAAAGACAAACCACTATCCTCTATAAGTTATGAAGATATTTATTCAAACTACAAAGGATTGAATGAGTATCAACGAGCAAAACTAAGGTCTTATGTTGGTGGCACAGATCAAGAATCATTGAATTTTCTTGATCGCAATATCTTTCAAGATTTTGTAAAGTCAGCGCAAGGGAAAAATGACTCTGGTGTTTTAACAACTGATTTGGAAAAACTTGCTACAAACTGGAAATTACTTGGTGATAACGAAAAAAGTTCGTTGATTACAGCACTTGGAACAAATGCAAAAGAGTTTGACCAAAGGATGAATGATGCGTTAACTTTTACACGCAGAATGAAAGTTAGCAAAGTTGCTAGTGCTGAAGAAGATTTAATAGCACAAGACCTTAAAAGAGGCATTTCTGCATCTATTGGCGCAGGACTTGGATATTCTCCGTCCAAAGCATCTGATGTGGCAATGATAGGTATCAACGAGTTGCTTAAAAAGCAAGGTCTTAATGATGAACAACTTATGCGCGTCTTATTAACTCCAGAAGGTGCTAATTTCTTACGTCAAGGTGCTTTAACTGGTGCATCAGCAAAGACATTGGATGCTTTGACAAACATTCCAACAGCCGCACAAGAACTTATGACTAAAACTGGTACACCTAGTGCAATATCTAGATTGATGCCAAAACAAGCACCTACCGATCAAGGTACAGATGGCGTATATGTTCCAGAAGAACTATTTTCTCCACAACCTACATCACAAGCCCCATCTGGACAAGAAGATGGAGTATTTGTGCCTGAAGATATATTCCAAACAAATCCTCAACCTCAAAACAATTTGACAGAACAAGATAAAAACCAAGTATTAAATATGCTTGGGGCTTCTCCAAACCGAAGTCCTTATTCAAATCTGAATCCACAACTTCAGCCATAGGAGCGACCCATTGATCCTTTCAGCCTCCTCATGCTCGCCCAAGGAGCAGTCTCTGCCATCAAGTCAGGGTGCGCCATGCTCCAAGAAGGACGCATGGAAATCGAGAACGCTAAGAGTGCAATTGAAGGGGCTGTTGGCGATGCAAAGGCTATTGTCAGCCAACTCTCAGGTCTATGGGCGTGGCTTAAAGGCTTATTTGCACCGACTAGCGACACAATCACATCAAGCGACAAAGTTGCGCCAA